CGCACCAGGTGTCGTCAGCGTGGTGGCGTCGATCGAGATCGTCACACCCGAGGCGGGGGCGCCCTGCGTCGAGCCTTTCGACGTCTCGAACATGTTGGTCAGCTGAACCTGGCCACCTTGGGCGACGTCGGACTGCTGGTTACCGAGAATCATCGAGATAGACGACATCCCGGCCCCCTAACCACCGATCAGATGCTCCAGCACCTTGTCCTGCGCGGCCAGATGCGCCTGCAGCTGCAGGCATTCGTGCAGGATCGCCTCCGCGTCAGCGAACGTCTGCTCCGACCTCGCATCGGAAGCCTTACCCAGGATGGCCTGCCCAACAAGAATGATCGACAAGAGGACCAGCTGGAGGAACGTCTGCGCTATCCACGAGACGACCGCCTGGCGGCCCTCGTGGATAGCGTCGGGAAGACTGATCAGGGCGAGCGCGGCGAACGCGTAGGCGCACCACATGGTGCCGACACTGCGGGTAATCGCGAGAGCAATGGCCGAGTTGAACCGGGTGACCGGGTTGCCGCTTTTACCGGGTAGCTGGTCAGCTACCTTGACCGGCCCCTGCTTCCTGCGCCGCTCCACATGCGGATGCGGCACATGCCGGTACAGCCCCACGCGAGACCCCCGGTTTCCCTGTCACACCCCGCCACTGCGGTCTAAACTAGGCAACGACCCCGCCGGCGAAGAAGATGCTTGTCCCCCCGTACAGGCAGCTGGCGGGGTTCCCTATTCGCTGGAAGCCAGATCCTTCGCTTCCTCGTCGTCATCCTCGCGGAAATCGGGCGGGCGGAAGCTAAGTTTCTCGATCAGCTGCCGCTTCGACAGCTTCCTGATCTCGTCTTCTTCCAGGCCCTGCGCCTGCGCGTACTGCTCCCACACCGGCCGCAGATCCGATGGCCTCGGCAGCGGCGGCACATCCTCCGGCAACTCTTCTACGTCTTCGTAAGCCTCGTCGAAGTCAGATCCGTCTTCGTTGACCTGCACGAGCTGCCCGGAGTTCAAACGGTCAAGAATCCCAGGGGGAAGCGGGGCACTATACGACAGCAGCGCCCCGCTCTCCCCTCTGATGTAGATCGTCACGCGCCGACGATACCGCCCAGACGCGGCGACGACAGCGCGAACACCGTGATGAAACCGGTGATCGACACGCCGAAGTCCAGGTAGATGTTCCCATCCGACTGGGTGAACCGGTCCGACGTGTACGGCCAGATCATGTACAGCGACGACGCCGCCATCGACACCGTCAGGTCACCCTGCGACCCCTGCGTGAACACCGCATTCGACGGATACGGCGACGTCTGCGAAGTCCCCGACACAAGAACGCCGCTGCCGGAACCGCGGATCACCACCGTCTCGGTGATCGTGGTCGTGTTGTTCACCAGCAGCAGCAACGACCCCTGCGTCCAGCCCGGGGCATACGTTCCGGTACCGGAAGTAATCGTCACCGCAGGCGGGGCGATATAGGCCCCCGCCGCCTGCAACGACGCCAAAGTCGTGGCGGCCGTGTACACGATCCCCGCATCCTGCGTGACCGTGATCGGGGTGAGTTGCGTACGAGCCATACTGGTTTTCTCCTATTCCTTCCGAAAGCCAGGACGGCAACCCGCCGGCTCATAAGAAGAGTGATCAAGGCGCTGCGTCAACATGGCGCCAGCGCTTGCCGCTTTTGATCTGCGAAACGATCGACTCAGCGACACCGAATTCGGCGGCCAGGGCCCGGCCCTTCTCACCCGCGATCAGCCGGCGCTTGATCTGCGCCACCTGATCCTCGGTGAGCTTTGCCTTGTGGTTGGCCGAACCTGCCTTCCCGATCGCCGAGGACGAGGCGATGATCGCCTTCCGGTGCTCGATGGACTTCGGCTTGCCCCTGCCCATCTCACCGTTGCGCCGCATCAGCTCGCGGAACTCCGGGGTCACCTCACGGTCACGCCACAGGTTCGCCCGGTGCTCCTCGGACTTCGGCTTACCCCTCAGCGCATCGCTGACCTTCTGCGACTGCTCAGACGTGAACCGGTGACCCGTGTTGTCCCGGGCACTAGGTGAGAGGTTGTAGCACAGGCCAGTCGCCCAGACGGCACTGAGCGCCACCTGCTCACACTGATAGCGCTCCCCGGCGTCCCTGATCTCGGCCAGCAGCCGGAACTCGAAACCGGCCTCGCCGTATTGGTCCCAGTCTGACTGCAGGCGGCCGATCGTGTGCGTGCCCTTGCGTAGCCAGCATGTGTGATCTTTCCACCGGGACCTGACCCGTACAGACGAACCGACGTACACCCACCCGTTGGCCTTGCAGGTGATGGAGTAGACGCCGCTGGTCATGAACGGCAGCAGGTCTTCCCCTTTGAGGGGATCCCCGAACCGGTGCCAGCGGGTGTAGTGCTTACGGCACCAGCCCCGTGCGGTTTCCGGGTTCTCGCACCCATCGACCGTGCAGATACGCTCGTACATGGTGTCCTGCTTCCGTCAGGTTGCCCACGCCCCGGGGATGTTCACGCATCCGCCGGGGCCTTTCTCGTGGGAACCAGTCTAGCAGGCTGCAAAATCATTCGTGTACGGGGTGAGTCTACTACGCGTACGTTATCGCCATTGTTTTTGCAGGTCAGATACCTGCTGGCCGAGCAACACCGGCAACTGCTATGGCATCCGGCCTTACCAACTTGGCACCATACACATGAAGGCCGCGTACTCCATCGGCGAATGTGGTCTGTAGCCGGAGGGCTTCCGTCTGCACAATTTGCTCGGCGTAAGTAATCGCCATTGGATGTCCGGCCTGGACGATCCAGTTCTGCTTGCCGTTGGTGTCACTCGTGTTGTATTCGACGGCGTTGTTGGAGACGTAGATGTCGAATCCGGCGCAGCGGCCGATCATGCCGGTTTGGAAGACCTGGGAGGCTTCGCCGCGCATGTCGGTGATGGCGATGAACGCCTGGGTTTGCTCGAGCAGCGCCTCGGCCCAGGGGGGGACGACGAGGTAGCGTCCGGCCATGGGGATGTTGGACTGGGTGAGGACCACCTTGAGTGGCAGGATCACCTTCTGGTACAGGTCCGCCGGGGTGGTGGACGAGTACACGGCTGGGGTGAGCGCGTTGTTGGCGACCAGCGACGACGAGGTGGAGGTGGCACCGGCGAGGATGTTGGTCACCGAGCAGCCGGTGTACAGGCCTGCGATGAACTGGTCCGCGACGTCGGCCAGTTTATAGCTGGCACGTTCTTCCAGGTAGGACTGCATGTCACCGGCGGCCTGGCGGCGGTCCACGTCGTCCACCGCGAAGCTGAAGGATTTGGCCTGGTCGACGTTGAGGTCGAGACCTGCGTCGGTGAGCGCCTGGTAGGTGAGGGTCGCACCGGGCGCGTAGTCCGAGATGGTGGGGTCACCGAACTGGGTGATGTGAACCACGTTGCCGGGGCCGGAAATCTCACCTTCGTAGTCGGCATTGGAAATACCCGGTCCACCGAAAACAAGATTCTTCTGAAGCGCAGCCAAGATCACCTTGGACCAGATCTGCGGCTTGAATGCAAGTACTGACACTTGGTCTGACCTCCTAAAACGTCAGATTGCATGCCGCAGAGTTAGTGTCCGACTGCGGTCATGGGCGATTCATGGCAAATCGGCCATCACGCCCGGTGATGCATGCCGAGAACTGACTGTTACTGCGGGTTGACGCGGCGGTCGCGGCCGTGGCCGGTGCCGACCGCCAGTTCCTGCAGCAGGCCGTCTTTCATGGCCTGCACGAGCTGCTGCGGGGTGGCGCGGGCGACGTCGTCGTCGTTCCACTGACGGGGTCCCGTCGCCCCACCGGTGAACTGGCCGTTGGCGCGGGGGATCGTCGGCTCCGGCCGGGGCTGCGGTGGTGGCACGGTGGACGGCGGCTCCGGGCGCGCCGACGCGGGTGCTTTCCATTCCGGGTGCGCTTCGAGGGCCTCGGTGATGGCGTCTTTGACCCGCTGGGCGAAATCATCCGCTGAAGGGTCCAGCCCTTCGATGGCGCGGACAAACGACCTCGAGTCGAGCAGCGCGTTCCCATCGGCGCCCAGGGTGGCTGCGGCGCGGTAGGTGGCGAGCTCGACCGCGGCCTGCTGGGCGCGGCGGCGTTCCTCGTCGGCGCGGGACCGTTCCGCGTCCCGCTCGGCCATGATCTGTTCGGGGGTCGCCTCGTCTGGCGCCAGGCCGAGGGCTTTGGCGATCCCGTCCATCTGCTGTTTGTGGGTTTGCTCGTACTGGCTGAGCTTGTCTTCAAGGCCCTTGGCGCTAGTGCGGTGCCGGGCCGCCTCGTTGCGGGTGTCGCGGAGTAGTTTCTGCGCCCATGCGGGCAAGTCCGCGACATCGGATGGTTCTGTTTTCGGTTCCTGTTGCCCGCTTTGTGTCTCCGTCGGCTCTGCAGATGCCGCCGGTTCCGGTGCGGGTTCGGATATCACTGGTTCAATGAACGCAGGCGCGCCGGGCGCCTCTATTGTCGTTTCAGACATGATGAAGGCCCTCCTGGGACCGGAATGAAGAACCCCGCTCCAGGCGGGTGGCTTAGCTATCTCACGCTGTGCGGCTGCTCGCGCAGCGGGCGGCGTGGAAGTTCGCTTGTGTTGGTGAGGTGGCGGATCTGCCGGTTCAGCTCGGTGATCTGCCTGCTAGCGCGGCCTTTCGCCGCCGGGGTGACCGCGACCTCGGCGTGGCGGCGCGCCGTCCGCATGGCCCGTTCGAGTGCCCGCAGCTGCTGTTCCCGTTTGTACAGGCGCTCGTCGCGGGGTGGTGGTGGTTCACCGGGGGCGGTGCCGGACAGCGGCAGAAACTTGGCCCCATTGGTGAAGATCGTGAGTCCGTGTCTGCACGACGGGTGAAAAAGGCCATCTGCCATAGCTTCGGCAACCGACCCAGCCACCTGCGCCTGGTGGCTCACCCGGTCGGCGGTAAACGCGGCGATCCGGGTGCCGCGCTGCACGTTCCCGCTGATCGACAGGACTTTGCCGACCCACGGGGCGCACTTCGCGCAGGGCGGCATGCCGGTGAGCGCGTACACGACGACCAGGTCATAGCCCTGCTGGGACATCGCCGACAGGTAGAAGTTCAGGTGCAGCCGCGACGCGGCGGTGCGGGTCACCATCTCCGCATACGACACCAGGTCCCAGTCGCGGCCCCGGGTGTCGGTGAACGCGGTCACCCCGCCGTCGGCGAAGTCGTCGAGCATCTGCTGCGCGGCCTGCAGCCGGGCGATGACATCTTTGCTTCGCAGCATGCCGTGACGCGACGGGAACCGGCCGGTCACCTCGCCGGTGATACCGGTGAACGCGCGGTCAGCTGCCTCGGCCGCGCCGGCGCCGGCCTGGCGGAGGGCGAGGTGCAGGTTGCGCCATCCGGCTGCCGCCGGGACTCCGAGGACACTCGCCGCCGCTCGGGCCCCGAGTCCCGGCGGCAGGTCCTCCAGGATGATCCGCTCAACGTCACTGCGGGTGCCGCGCGCCACCCCCCGCAGCACCGTCCCGATCCGGGTCATCGCACTGTCGAGCATCGCCGTCATCGCAGCGCGCATCTGCCGCGACGCCGCATGGCGAAGCATCCGGCCGGAGGCGACAGCCGCCACGGCGGCGGCGAGCGCGGACAGGAACACGACCTCTACGACGGCGATGATGCCGGTGACCGCAGCGCCGGCTGCGATCGCCAGGTCTTCCCGTGAGTCGCCGTGCGCCTTACGCTGCTGCTGCTGGTTTCCGCGCAGCGCCACGGCAGCTACGGCGCCGGTTTGCCGTTGACGCCGGCGATCGCCTCGTTGTGGATTTCTTTCACCTGCCTGCGCAGGTCGGCGACGCCTTCCTTAACGATTTTCGCGAGGGTGCTGCGGGACGGGCCCTGCGCGAAACCGGTCAGGTCCTGCCGCATGTGCGCCAGATAGGCGACATCCGGCCTGTCACCGAGCAGGGGGGATCGCATGGTGAGCACGATCCGGTACATGATGACCTGGATCTGCACCGGTTCGGTCTGGCCGGGCAGTGTCGCGTGCGCCTGCCCGACATCCCAGGCGACGTTGAAACCGACATCTTCCAGGCAATTGTGGGTGATCAGCTCGCGCAGGACCGCGCGGATCCTGGCGTCATGGTCAACGGCTGGCACGGCGGCGCCTGCCTTTCACTCGTCCCGCGCCACCTGCGGCGTTCTGCGGCGCCCCCGCAGCCTTGCCGGCGAGTCTGGCGTTGCCCTGGTCGGCGGTGTCAAAGATACCGTTCCGGCCGCCACCCGATGGGGGGGTTCCGGGTCGCATCCGGGCGGTGCTGCCGGTCCGGCCGCGGGCACCTTCACCGGTCGGCCCAGGTTCGGCAAGACCGGCTTTGCGGCCCACCTGGGCGCGTTTCGCGACGCGTGCCGGTGTCATCGTGTCCGCCTTGACGGGGCTGGACTTCCTGGTGGTTCTGCCGGCGTCGCCCGGCACCCTGGCAGGCTTCTTCTTCTTCACCGGCTTCGCCACGGCGGGATCCTCTCAGTAACGGGCACCGCTCGGATGGATCGCGGTCGCCTGCGACCACGCACCCGGGGTCGCCGACGTGGGCGCCGTGTTCTCCGACCGCAGCCGCCTGTAGCGGCGGTCTTTCTTTTTTGGCCGGGCGGGCAGGGTTTCGACGGTCAGGTTTTCCTGCGACCCCGGCGCCCCGGTCACCCTGGCATCATTACCCGAGTAGTGCCGCTGGATCGACGCCGACAGGTTGGACCGCAGCCCGGCGCCGGTGTAGTAGTCCGGCTGCCGCCGGTCCGCCCTGCGGGGGGCGTTGCTCACCTGCGACGCCAAACGCTGCGACGCGAGCCGTTTCTTAGCTGGCATAGTGCGAATCCGGCATCGGGCCGGGCGGCATGTCATCCCAGTCGTGGTCATTCTGCAGGCCGGTCGCGCAGTAGCCTTCATCCCCCGGGGTGCGGGTCGCCCCGCCGGTGACGCCGCCGCCCGGCATCCGTCCGGCACCGGCGAAATGCTTGGTCACCGACTCGGTCGCATCCACGGGGGCGCTGTTGAAATGGGTGTACCGGCCGTGCCCGGGATAGTTGTCACCGGCCAGTACATGCTTCGGCCCTGATGGCATGCTCACGAGCGTCTCCTAGCCGGTGGACGACTTGCCGGCGTCACCCGGCGTGGGTGTGGTGTTGCGTGCGTTCGGCCCGTTCTCGCCGGGGAAATGACCGGCCTCACCGTGATGCCTGCTGACCTTCTCGGTGGCGTCACCCGGCGCCCGGTTGAACTCCCCATGCCCATGGTTGCCGGGATGCAGGCCACCCGACATGACATGCTTCGGGCCTGACGGCATACTGCCCATGTCTGCTCCCTACTTACTCTTGGCCTTGAACGGTGCAGCCTTCTTACCGCCGAACGCGGCGCTCTTGCCTTTCGCGGCGGCCTTCTTCTTGCCGCCGACCGCGATCGCCGGATACTTCGCCGCCACCTTGCGCCTGATCGTTGCCTGCTCAGCCGGGGTGGCGTTCTGCGCACCCCGCGCCAGCGCATTCCGCGCCCGCCCCGGGGTATCAATCGGGTACCGCTGGCCGGGCAGCGCGAAACTTCCCTTCGGGATCGGCTTCCCGCCCGCCAGCCGGCGCCCCTTCTTCTGCGTCAGTTTCGGTGAACCGGCCATCCCATGCTCCTACTCTGGATTGTCTGCGTCCTCAGCCTCTGGCGGCACAAAAATCCCCGGCTCACCCGGCGGCACCGGCACCGGCGCCGCGAACTCAGCCAGATCACCGGCGATATCAACCGGCGACGGACCTTGCGTGCCATCCGCCGCCATCTGCGGCTGCAGCGGCAAAGTGATCCGTGCCTTGTCCAGCAGCTGCGTGCCGAGCTCGGCGAAGATCTGCCGCACCTCGGCATTGACCTGCTCCGGCGTCCAATCCGGGTGGATGATCCGGACCAGTGACTCTTTCGACGCCGCCTCAGCCGTAGAGATCGCCATCGCCGTCTGCGCCAGCTCCAGCTGATCAGGCGGCAACGGCTCCACAAACGTGATATCCGGCCGCATCGGCGTAATCGTCCGGTCCCCGAAAATCTCCGCCTGGATCGTCAGCAGCCCGTACATGATGTCCCGCAGCGCAGGACGCCAGTACAGCACCTTCTTCTCCCGCGTGATCAGCGACCGGCGCTCACGGGCCTGCACCTCAGTCGCCGTCAGGCTTCCGGTCGCGTCGTACTCGCCGAACGTCTGCCCCGAGTAGCCGGAACCCCGCACAATCTGGTTGATCAACTGGGATGCGGTGGCCTGATGCTCCTGAAACCGGATCTTAAACTGGTTCACCAGGATATCGCTGGTCCCGCCACCAGTCGTCAGCATATTAATCGGCGAATACACCTCACGGTCCGGATCAAAAACCGCACCTTTACCGCGGCCAATATTATCCATGTACTGCTGCGGCACAATCAACCTGGACTTAGCAATGATAATGTCCCGCATCCACGACGAATACACCTCGTCGAGGGCATCCATCAGCCCTTCGACACCCGAATAGTCGCTGCGACCCAGCGGCAGCGCCTGCGGGCCCAGATCCCGCCAGATCCGGTTCGGCCGCTGATTCGGCACATACACCACCGTCGAAGCGTCCAGCGGCTGATCCGGGAACACGATCGTGTTGCCTTCGGACGTGTACTGCGCGAACTGCGCCGTCTCCGGGAAATCCGTCAACGGCAAAACCCGGCCCAGATCCGACTGATCCCCTGCATAAATATTGTGCATGATCGCGTTCTGCGACGGGATATGCGTCTCAAGGTGCCGCACGACTTCAGGCCCAGAGTCGTACAGCACCCGCCAGAAAGTCACCGCAACCAGCTTGTTGTACGAGAAATGCGGCACCGCGGCATCCGCCGGCACCACATCAACCCACGGGTAGTCCCACCCAGCGCCGAGCACAGTTCCCCCGCCTCAAGCAGGGTCGAGTGCATCCCATCCGCCATCAGACGGCTGAACGCAACCTGGTTCCCGGGATCCCCCGACTTCACCACCGGCGCCTTCGAGAACAGCAGGTCAGCCGATGTTTGCGCTATGTCACCGGCCAGTGGCACATGGTACTTTTGCCTCTTCTCACCTGGAGGGACCTAAAACGGGTTGGCCCCAGAACGTAAAGTGCGGGTGATGCTGCCCAGCAAGCCTCCCCTAAATTGTCCAGGGCGCGGAACCGGTAGTCCTGGTTCCCCCGTTGTTGCGAAATACGAACGTCCTACAGGGCTATTTGCCCCAAGGTTGTAAATAATGCACCCAGGAGAGTCGCTGTGGATCACCACTGAACCACGCGTCCCAGATGCGCATTGCGTAGGTTATCGGATTGAACTCAGGTGGGGGCCAGGGCTGCCCTGCTACAGGAAGCTAAAAGGCGAGACATCATCCTATCGTCGATAGCCATACCCGCCAGATCACCCCCTTCCCGTGCCTCAGGGAAGGAGCTTTGCGCCCTTCCGTAGATTGCACCACGAGTGAGACGGGCGCAGGTTATCCTGAACGTGCGGACCGCCAGCGGCGATTGGGAACACGTGGTCGATATGCAGGTCGGTCCGGGTCTTGATCTCCCCTGTACATAGGTGGCAAATCATGCCGTAATCTTCGATGACTCGCTTACGGTCTACCGGGCCGACAGTGCTTGCGCGCTCACGAGCACGACGGCGCTGCGTTTTGTTCCAGTAGATGTCGCGTGCGCGCTCAGGATTTGCCTCGACCCATTCGCGATAAAGCCGCGCCTTGTGCTCCGGGTTCATCTCGCCCCAGAGCCTGTTGTATGCAGCGATCTTGCCAGGATTGTCTCGGACGTATCTTCGGCGGCGTTCCCGCTCTGCCTCGCGGTAGACGGCATCTTCGGCGTATTTCTGACGCTGGCGCTCCGCTTCGACCCCAGGGTTGCGCTCGCGCCAGCGACGCATTGCGTCGTCCAGGTGCTGCCTTCGCTGCTCAGGCGTCAGGTAGACAGGATCATCAGTGCTGCCCTTGTTCACCTGACGTTGGTAGTGCTTACCGCACAAGTCCCTGGCTAGCTGAGGGTCACCGCATACCGTGCAGGGAGTCTCTGAGACGAAGGTGGCGTTGTACTGCTCGCGGCACGGGCGACAACGTTCCTTGCCACCCTTCTCGAAGATTGTGGTCTCAGGTGTGCGCAGGTGCCCGCACTTCCAGATGCCCTTTAGCGGATCATCTGCCGAGCCCGTCTTGCGCCAGTGCTGGTAATGCATGGCGCAGAATCCGCGTCCGTAGTGCGGTCTGTTGCAGTCGTTCACACTGCAGGTACGCTCGGTCATGTCATCCTGCCACCACAGGTTGGCCATCCCCGGGCTGTTGGCGCAGCGCCGGGGTCTTTAGATCATTCTACCGGAAGTGCTGGTCGCGGCGGCGGATCCGGTTGGCGCGTTCCTCATGCCTGCGGCGCTGGCGGCTGTGGCGGTCTTCGATGTAGCGCAGTTCGTCGTGGGTCCAGTGCTCGTGGTCGATTTCGCGTTCGTCTGGGCTGCGGTGGTGGAGATGGTGGCGCTGCGACCAGGGGATCATCCACCGGAGGCTGTCTGGGACGAGCCGCAGGATCCGGTCGAGGGCGCGATGCGGCATGTTTTGTTCCATATGCCCCGCTCATACGGATTGCCCTGACTGGTTCTACTGGTCTTTCTGGTGGAGGGCGGCGCGGAGGAAACTGTCGCGGGCGTCAAGCAGCTGGTGCAGGCCGGTGGACAGCTGGGGGTCATCGGGGATGATGGCGATCATTTCTTCGGCGAGGTTGCGGCACCAGGCGGCGATCTGCGCGCTTTCCTGCGGGAGGTGGTGGTGGCCGGTGGCGTGCAGCACGTCAGCGATCGAGTCGTGGTGGCCGGAGAACTGTTCGAAGATTTCGCTGGCGGCGGCGTGTGCTTCAACGGCGCGGGTCTGGGATTGGAGGCGGGACTGCTGGTCGGGGCCTGCGGGGAGTTTGTGGAAGAGGCGCCGGTGGATCGCCGGTTTCCAGCCCATGTTCCTGAGGATACGGGGGGCTGGAAACCGGCTCCAGGATCAGGGTGTGGCTGGGGGGGTTTCGAGGGCGTCGATCGCGGCCTGTGCTGTGGTCACAGCCGTCTCAGCGTCGGTCAGCTGCTGCTCGACCGCAGCGACTCCCGCGACCGCGGTGTCGAGTCCCGACGTGTCGACCGGGGTGCCGAGCGCGGCGATCTGCGCCGAGATGTTCGCTGCCGCTGTCGTCAGGTCGGCCGCGCTGGCCTGCAGGCCGGTCACGACACCTGCGACTGTGGTGAGCAGCTGGGAAACTGCGGCGACTGCGGCGTTGACGTCGTCCTGTGCTGCCATGATCTCATCTGCCTTCGTGTTGATGACGTTGAGCTGCTGCTGAATGGCCGCGAGCTGCCGCTGCACGGTGTTGAGTTGCTGTTCGGCGATGCTCTGCTGCTGCTGGACGATGTTGAGCTGCTGCTGGAGGGTCCAGAGGCTGGGGTATGCGGCTTCGTCT